GCTCAAGGTTTTTCCTTCGGAGCATTCGCCAAAACCATCTCGTACTCAACGCTGGAATAGGGGGGCAGAGCCTCGTACTCGCTGAAATCCTGTGTGTCACACAGGAGATCGATGAAAAGCAAGTCACGAGGGTCCTCGCCCTTCTCAAAGAAGCGCCTCTTGAGTAGACGATTGGACAGTGGGGTCAGCTTGATTCTATGTAAGACGTCCTCACCGGACGCGTTAACGTCCGGAGGACGTTGGAATCTCGCTGCGGAAAGACCAACCAGGTATCGTACAACGGACGTTGTTCGATGGTACTGGTGGTTCCACTTCCAAGAAGTCATTTCGGCTGCATTCAGAGCCTCCAGCTCCCTCGACAAGGCTCCTTTCGGAACCGTGGTCAATAATTCAGGCGGGACCTGAACGTCATGACCAGAGGGAGCAGGTGGAACGAGAGCGGGGGTCTCATCAGCGATGACGCACCCGAAGATACTGGCTAAGCGCCAAGCGAGCCGGCCCCTGAAGGCCCACTCGTCTGCGCTCAGTCGACCAGTACGTCGAATAGCGGCCACGTGCCACTTGAAGAACTCTCTACCTGCTGACCAAGCCACACCAGGGGGAACACCCCTGATGAAACTAGTAAAGTCCTTGCCAAGTCCATTAAGGTAATCTCGAGACCTAAGCATACCATACCGTAGGGTAGGTGACACTCGAAGCCTTCCAGAAAACCAACGAAGTAAAGTAGAATTCAGAGTACCGAATTCAGGAGACACGGATGTCTTCGTCTTTTCGACCTCTAAGCCTACTTGCTTGACAGTGTTTGCCCAGATCTCCACGAAGGTACGATCTGGTGACTGAAAGAGGATATCATCCCCGTTGATCAGCACCGGAATTCTATGCCGAAGACCAGCTTGTTTTTTAGCCCACTTAAAGGCGAGAAAATTCTGCACACACAACATAGGGAACGATAGGTATGACCCCATCATCTGCCCTGTAGTCACTGCAAAAGTATCCATCAAGCCGGTATTCCCGTCGCGGAATTGGACGAGGGGCCTCACAATTCGAAAAGCATACTCCCAGACACTGTTTGGGATCCACTTAGACGTTTTGCGAGCCTCCTCTAGGACCGTAACCACGACCGAAATCGGAAGATTGTC